ATTGTGCTCATCGAGCGAGTTCTCCGTCGTGCGCGGGGGCGGCGCGCGATTGAAATGCCCTATTGCTGCGGCGATTCTATCACCATAGCTAATCGGTGGAAACTATGCTAGGTGTTATACTTTCGGCAGGAATCAAGTACAGACGGGTCTTGCAGGGTATTCGGGCAAACTTTCGTAACCGCGCCGATACTTTGTAGCGAACGGGACCACGTGAGCCCTACTAGCCTAGCGATAAACGGAATCTGGCTCTGAGTGCTGGGAGAGAACCCGAGCGATGCGCAACGCAAGGTGATTCGAACCGTCGTCATACGCGATTTCTCATCTTCGCAGCGTTCTTTGTCTAGCAACACTTCTTCGCCGTCACGGCAGGTAGTAATCTGCCGGGGGTTCTATCGTGACTGGCAGCGGGTCGGTGAAGAAGTCTTGCGGCAACGACGCGATCTGGTTCGCCTGCAAGTAAAGCTTCGTCAGGAAGCGCTGTTCGTAGGCCAATTCCCCGTTCACGATGTTCAGTTGCTGCGGTTCGTCGGCGTAGAGTGGCGTCGCAGGCAGTGGCGCACCAGGCGTCGGTGTCGCCAGCAAGCCGGCGAAATAGTCGCACGCCCACAATGTGCGCCACGAAATAGCGACCGTGTCCGCATAGTCCGGACCACTCGGACCGTAGCAATCGATCTGATAGCTATAAGTCGTTCGGCGCGTATTGTTGACGAGCAGGTTCGTCGGGTCATAATCGCGCTCGATCTGATTCTGTCGCTCTTTCACGCCGGGCGAGATGACGATATAACTCACGCCCGGCGGCGTGCTCGTCATGTTCTGGAAACCCTTGAAGATGTTCGGCAGAACGCTCACGTCGAACAGTGCGGCGATGAATCCCCACACGGCGTCGAATAATTGATCTTCGGTCGGTGTCAGGGTCGCACTCATGGATTCGATCCGTTTTTCAATTGCGCGAGCAACGTCGCGAGATCGGCGGCATTCAACTGCTGCACCACGCTAAACGAGCACCATTCAGGCCAGAATTCTTCGACCTTGTTGATGTACCACCACTGGCCGCTGAAATTGCATACTGAGCCACCTGTCTCGGTCGGGCGGTCCAGGTCGGAGAAGTTACCGTAGGCCCAGATGTTGTAGAACGAGTTGTTGTACTCGAGGCCGCGCGACTGTTGCAAGCCCGAGTGCGCACTAGCCTGCACCTGGAGCCGCGCCGTGACGGGCGCGAACGTCGGCGTCAGGATGCCGCGCACGTTGGTGCGGCCTGTCGACACGTAGACCGTGCCGTCCGTGTCGCTGTTGATCGACTCGATCGCGCCGCGGATTACGTCGTGAAAGTTAAAATTGACGGCCATATCAGTCCTTCTTCTCGACAGCCGATTTGACGGAGTTCAGCATTTCGCCAGTGAAACGGAGACCAGCATTGAACCCTTTAAATGCTGCCCATGACTCGCTGTTATCCGCCGGCCAGTCGTTGATCGTCTGCTGGATGTCTTCCTCCATAACATGCCCGATAGCCGTCAGCGCCTCTTCGACGGGCATTCCGCCGCGTACCAGCTTGACGACGCCATCGGTCCATTCCGATTTGTGCGCTACAACAGTCTGCTGCATGAATGGCCTGGGATGATTCTGGCCCGTGCCATATTCGAGCGCGGCGGCAATTGTGGCAACGTGCATTCCTGCGCGAGGATCGTCTATCTCTTCGCCGGTCGCGGCATTCTTGATCGTGCGCGCAGGATACGTAGCGTTTTCCAGAATGCCAGCCTTAACCGTCAGCGACTCGTAGTCGCGCGAGATGCGCGTGCCGCGCCGCTCGACGCTCACACGCCGCCCGGAATATTGAAGTACGGCGCGCCATAGGCTTTCGAGAAACCGACGCCCGATGACTGTCCGAAGTAGCGCGCCGAGCGGAACCGCGCCGTAGCGGTCCAGTACAGCGCGCCGTACTTCGTCTGAAGGAACCACGCCGCCATTGCGGACCCCTGCGGCATGTTGTATTCGAACTGCGACGAGACTGTGCCCTCTGTCGCACCGTTGATGCGGCCCGGCGGCGCGTTATTCAGTACGGGCGTATCGCTCGTTCCAAAGATCAGCAGCAGATGCGCGACGAGCATGTAGAACAGTTGCGTACGGAACGTCGGGTCCATCTGCGGATTATTGTCGACGTTGTCAAGCAACGATTGCGACGCAATGGTGAACATGTTGTTCGCGCGCCCGTCCGTCACCGTCGAGAACTCGGGGTACTCAGCGCGGAAAGCTGCCGGCACAAACGTTATAATCGTCATGTTCACCACTCCCTGGCTTAACGGCCCTTGTCGTCGCCACCTTCGGCCTGAATGCGCATCGATGCGGGCAAACCGGCGTTCGGGTCGCGCGGATCGATCGGTTCGAAGCCGCGCCGCACTTCCTGCATTTCGGTTGCCTTGTCGCTTGCATCCTCTGGCTTGTTCATCGCGAACACCGCTTCCGACTTGAGCCACTTGGCGTCCTTATAGACCGCTTCGATCTTCGCCCACTGCGCAGCGTTGACTTGCGTCATGCCGTGGCCGCCGAGCGCGTACGGCGATGCGCTGCCGTGCAACTTGATGTCGAGCGCGTGCGCTTCGTGGTGCAGATGCAAGCCTTGCGGGAGCTTGCACGCGACGGTGACGAAATCACCGCTAGCTACGTTCTTTCGGGCCATAGGACCATTCTCCGAGTGTAAATGAAAAGGGCGACCCTATCGGCCGCCCTTCCAGTTTAGCGTAAATCTATCGGAGTGTCACACTACGCAGGCTGCACCTCCTGTAAGTTAATCTCGAAGTCGTCAAACTCGAAGTCTTCGAAGCTGATGATCGTGATGCCTTCACTGCCGTCCATCTTTGGATAACCTTCTTCCGTCCCTTTGCGCAGGCCGCGCAGCGCACCCCATGTCGCGATGCTGTCATGCAGAGCAACTTTATAGACCATCGTTAGCCACTCTTCGAAAGTGGGTTGATTCGACCAAAAGTCGCTGCACTCCTTGAAGTGAGCGTCGGTGAAAACGTTACGGTCGATCTCGCTGACCATGCGACTCATGCCGGAGTATTCGAGTTGGTAGCGCTTCTTCATGACACATCCTTTGCGATAGTAAGTGGCGTCACTTTGCCGCCGATTTGCCAGGCCGACATGGCGCCGGCCTGCGCGGTCGTGATGTACGGCCCAGGCGTCACGTGCTCGATCAGCCATGCCGGCGCGTGCAACCACGATCCGCCGCTATAGCGCGCGAGCGGGATGTAAGTCGCACACGCGATGCGGCCGTCGCCGATCAGGTCATTGCGCTCGTCGACGGTGAGCCAGCGCTCTTCGCGCGAGCCGTCCGCGTAGAGCAAATCTGCGAAGTAGCCGAGTATCATCGATTTACCTCCTCGATGAGCGTCTTAGTCAGTTTGCCGAGCATCTCGTCGCGCTCCGCAACGGCATGCTCCAATTGTCGGATACGCCCTGCGAGACGCTCTACCTCGTCCGCAACGGCGCGGTCCAGCGACCAGCATCCGCAAGCGTCCTGCGTAGCGGCACGCTCGCGCAGGCGTGCGATCAGTTTCTGCGTATCCATCACAGCACCTCTTTCGTATTGCGGCGCAGCTCCAGCGCCGATTCGATCACACGCAGGGCGGCGGCCTTTTCTTCGACGAACTCCGCCTGCATACGTAGCAACAGTACGAGCAGCCCACCGGCGCGTGGCAGCGCTTCGGCGCGTGCCGTCAGCGACAACAGCCCGGCCAACACGTCGTCGATGATATTGATCTTGTCTTGCGCAGCGCGCTCGATTTCCTGCGCGCGGTCCTTGATGTATTCGGTGGCGCACATGGTCTTGCCTCCTATTGCGAAACCGCGATCAATTCTGCGAGCAAGCCGCATGGATCAGCTTTCAGCCAGAACTCCCTTCGCGTGCCGGCGTAGGCGGCGTAGGTGGCGGCGGCGGAGGCGGAGGCGGCGGCGGCGGCGGAGGCGGAGGCGGCGGCGGAGGCGGCGGCGGAGGCGGAGGCGGCGGCGGAGGCGGAGGCGGAGGCGGCGGCGGCGGCGGCGGCGGCGGCGGCGGAGGCGGCGGAGGTGGAGGCGGCGGCGGCGGCGGCGGCGGCGTTGGCACTTTCTGGTGTTCGCAACTCGCACATCGTCCGCCACGTTTCGCCAAACCCGCGCGCGTCCGCTATTTCTTGAAGTTGCGGCAGAACTTTTGCCCACACCCAGTTCAGGATAAGTTCTCCACGTGCTCTTTCATGTGCGCGACCTGTTCCGGCAGCGAACGGCAGTAAGTGTTTCCATTCGCTGCTGTTGCGCATTTCGTGCGGCAGTGCATCCTGCGTACGGATAATCCAACGACCGATGACTGACGACATACAATCGGGAATCCTGTCGGTCAGCTCACCGGTCAACGACAGATTAATTGCCGCAATGCTGCATGCAGCCTCTTCAGTCCCCACGCCTGCCGGTAACTCATGTGTAGCGAGCCAGTCGGTGATTTTCTGTTCCTGCTCTTTGGTGATCGTGCTCATCTAGGTTACTCCTGTAGTGGAGCCTCCAGATTAGTATCAGTTAAACGGAATGTCAAGTAGTGGACGAAGAAAAGCCCGCCGAAGCGGGCTCTCCGTTCACGTCGCGACAGGTGGTCCAGTCCTGCCGGTCAGCTACTCTTTAGACGCCGAGAGTCTGCGTGCAAGCCAGCGGACGGAAGATGACCGCGCCCCACGTACCCGCACTCTTCTTCTGACGGAAGTACGAGGAATAGCGCTCGATTGCGTGCGCGCGCATCTTCTCGGTGAAGCCGCAGGTCGCCGATTCCTGCCCTTCGATGCGCGGCGCCCACAACTGCACGAGACGGCCCGAGACCGTATCGTATTCCGGCACGGTAACGATTTCCAGTTTCGGAAACGCATCCTTGAGCAGCTTTGCAGCCGACAGGCCGTACGTGTTCACGCGGTTGATGTCGCCTGCGACGGTCGGCGGCACTGCCCACTTGAGTTCGTCGGTCTGCTCGATGATACCTTGCGACTGCGTTTGCAACAGCTTGTACTGGCGCACGAAGTCATTGTAGATATCTTCCGGCACGGCCGTCGCGTAGTTCACCGGCGCGGCGACGGGCGTCGGCAGTCGCGGGTCGTTCGTCAGACCGTAATTCTGCAGGCCCGACACGCCGAACAGGTACGTCGCATTAAGAAACTTCGCGAGGCCCAGTGCCGACGAATAGTTCAGCTGCGCAGCCCAGTCCACGCGGCCGGCACCGGCCATTTCGAGTTCGCGTTCACCCCAGCGGGTCCACGTCTGGAAAAAATACGCCTGACGTTGCGGGTAGTTCACGTTCGCCGACGAGTCACCGTCTGCCGAATAGTCGCCGTACGTCGCAACCTTCGTCAACGGTTCTGCCTGGATGAACGTCGCCGTCAGCGTGGTCCAGTCACCTTTCTTCGATTCACCAACGATCTCCGCGGCCTTCATCGGGGCGACCAGCACCTCGATGACCTTCGGATCGACGTAGGTCGTCAGGAACGACGGGATGCCCGCGTTGGGCGCACCGACGAGCGTCGGCGTCAGCGACGCGGCGTCCATTGCGTACGAGCCTGCGGGCGTGGACACGTCGGTAACGCCGGCAGGCAGAACAACGCCGGCACGCGCCAACTGTGCAATGAGTTGCGAATCGCGCATTTCAGATTCTCCTAGGTTGGCGCTTGCTTACGCGTTGATATTGGACATCATGATCGTGTCGCCGGCCGTGACCGTTTCCGTGATCATCTTGTAGCCGGTATCGATCAGCGTCGTCGTGGGCGTCGCGCCGACATTGATCAGGCCTGTCGTCACGTCCCACACGATCGCAGCGCCACGCGTCGGCGTGCCGGTGATCGCGTCGGCCTTGATGAAGAAATCGCCTTGACCGAACGCTGCGACCGGTTGACCCGGCTGGATCGTATAACCCGATTCCGCGAGGAACGTGATGATCTGTGCGTTGTTTTCGCGATGCACGAAGCCGATGCGCGTGAGGCCGCCGCTCGGTGCCGAGCCCGGAACCGTGGTGCAGGTGCCGTCCGCATTCAGTGCGACGAACTGGCCGACCTTGACGCCGCTCGAATCGGCGATCATCTTGCCGGTTGAGGCGAGCTTGTAGACCATCGGGTTCGACGAGGCGAAATCGCCAGGAATCGCCACCGCCGGGTTGATGTACACCTGATTCTGGAACATGGTTTCTCCTTTCTCCGTTTCCAGGTTGATCCGTTAGGGTTAGCCCTTCACGGAGATTCGCGACAGGTGACCGAGGATGCTTGATTGCGTCGCCTCGACCGCCTTGCTGTCCATTGCCATTTCCGACTGGTGGCGCGCACCGGCGGCGCGGCTCGCTGCGAGCTTGTACGCGTCCCACGCGGCGCGCTCCGCACCCTTGCCGATCGATTTGACGTCCATGCCGACCTGCGCGAGCGCTTCGCGATAGATCGCCGAGGCACTGTCCATGCCATGCACGGGGCCGAGGACGCCTTGCACGTCGCGCTTCGCACGCTCGACGTTAGCGGCGCGTGTTCGCTCATTCTTCAGCGCGACAGCAACGGCCGCATCCACGGTACGCTTCACGCTCTTTGCGTCCATCGCGCCGTGCGGCGTAGCCATGCCGCGCGCGGGCGTGCCTTCCTGCGCTGCCTGTTTCGGCATGGGGTATGCTCCTTCCTGATTTTCGCCTTCGTCCATCGCACTTTCGTGCTCACCTTCAACGGCAGGCTCCATGCCCGTCAGGTCAGCATCGCGCGCACCCTCCGACACGTTCGGCTTCTGCGACATTTCGTCGTGTTCGCCAGCTTCCATACCGTCCATCGCTTCACAACGCTCGTTCTCGAGCGCGTCGTGCTCGTTAAGATCGGCATCGACCGCCGCCGTGTCGCCCATTGGCGCAGCTCCCTGCGCGCCACCGCCGACTTTGGCGTGGATGTTTTCGAGCAGGCCAGCGATGTGCTTCAACGCCTGGCCGATCGCGGCCATGTTGACCTGTTCGTTTTGCTCGCCTTGCTGCGAACCGGCCATCGGTGCGGCGGTTTCCTGCGCGCCCGGCTGCGTGGCAGAGCCAGCTTCCGGCGCTTCTTTCTCGGGGAACGGCATTTTCGAATCTCCTTGCATGGATGGATCGGGCGTTTGCGGGTTGCGGAAAGCAGCGTCCGCGACGTGCGCGCCCGTTGCCCGTCCGTCATCGACAAGCGCGACGTGATTGCCCTGAATGTCTTCCATCACGCCGTCATACTTCTGGCCGTTCGCGCTGCCGGAATTCATGACCGGCGTGTAGCGATAGCCGCACGACAGGTCTGACAGTTCGTCCGATTCGATCAGCTCGATGGCATAGCCGTCGCTGACAAGCAGGTCGCCACGCAGGTGCTTGCCGTCGAAGCTGATCGAGTGCACCGATCCCGCCTGATACTCTTTGCGCGGCTCATCCGCCGTTTGCGGAATGTGCTTGATCATCAGCGGAATGCCTTCAAACGTCGGTACCGCCTTCTTCAGTTCGGCCGGATCGCGATACAGCTCGTAGACCGTGTGTGGTTTCAGACCGAGGTCATCCCAACCGGGAATTTCTTCGCCACGGTACGGGTTGATCTCTGCCGTGCTGAGAACGCAATTTTTCACGCGCATGCGTCCATCCGCGTCTTTCGAGCGGGATGATTGCTTGTCCATCGCGAAAACGATTCGAGGCATTCTGTCAACTGCGATATGTGTTCCGCGAATCTTAGCGCGTTCCAATCGGTGCGTAAAGTGCGATAGGAATTTTCAAATAGCTCGCTTGCGACATTCTGATAACATTCTATTTAACAACTAACGTAACGGAGCGAACGAAATGGATAATGATGAGCTGCTAGTGTCCTTGAAAGAGCTTATCCGAGCGAACGAAGCGCGTACCTCACCAGAGCCGACCTGGATCGTCAACGACCTTGGTGAACTCGGTGTTAAGGTCGGAACGAGGTTCTTTTTTCTCTACAAAGGTGAAAACATCGAATACGGAACCGAGCCAGATGCGACGGTAAAAGACTGCGTCGCATTGCACGACGACGGCACGCCAATGATGTATCGCATAGTCGGTAAGCGCGAATTTGGCGAGACGTGTCTACCCGTGAAGTGGATACTCAACGGCCGCACAGAATCCCGTTACGTCGATGAACTCGTATACACGCCGGACCTGAGCTTCGGCAAGCCTGATGACGCGGCTTGGATGCCGTTGCCTGCCGCACGCGGTGCATGATGGCACTTGCTAAGATTCTATTTACCAACTAATGCTTCCAGCACCGGAAACCGGACTAACTGTATTTGACAGGTGCGCCGCCGATGCGCATCTTCGTCACGTCCTGTTTCTGCTTCGGGCCGGCACTCTTGCCGGCCTTTGCACGATAGGCGCCAGGAAATCCCGAAACGGGTTCGACGTCCTCCATCGATTCGAGATCGCCACGCCCGATCGCTGGAATGATCGAGAAGCTCGTGCAGCGACAGTTAATTGCTTCGCCGGGCAACACCTCGCCGAACTGGTCGCCGAAATCGATTCCCTCGCCAGCGATATAGACCCATTGTTCGCGCCCGGCGCGCACGTGCGTTGCGCGCGGTTCCTTGCCCGCGCTCGAATGCTTCCAGCCGCAGAACTTGATCCCTAGCTCGCGTTGGCGCGCAGCGTTCATCTGCGCCGTTGCCTTGTTCGCCTGATCGTGCGCGATAAAGGCTGCGCGATTCTGCGTGACCTTGCCACGCTTCTGGATCTCTTCAGCCATTGCGTGAAGGTCGCGGCCTTTCAGAAAGTTGCGCGAAACGATGCCTTCGACATCTTTGTGATAATCCTCGTGGATCGAGCGGATTAGCGCCACATTCTCGGGAATCTTCGTTTTCAGGATCAGCTGCTGCGATGGCGTCAGCTTCATCGGCACGTCGAACCCGGCACGCCGCAGCTTCCCTTCCCATGCGTTCGAATTGTCGCGATACCACTTCTCGGTCGTCTGTTCGGCAAGTTTCTTCGCGAAACCGTCGAAATAGTTCGACCAATATTTGCGCAGGCGCGCGAGTTCCTTGAACAGATCGCCCGCCGCACTGAATGGCGTTTCCGCGGCATCCTGCGCCATGAGTCGGCCAGCGTTGACGTTCGATTCGAGCGCGGCGCGATATTTCGCGCCGATCCACCACTCATACGAAGCGTTCATGTTCGCGACGGCCTTTCGTAGCGCACGCTCGTATTGCAGTGTCGTCTGCGCATTCGTCAGGATCGGCGGCAGGCGTTTGTCGCGCTTGCCGGGGTTGCGAATTTCTGGCATAGTAAATATAATGTCAACACTTCTACAGGAGACTTACATGTTCCGTTGGCACCGTTACCGTAACCCCGTCACAGCAGCGCAGGTTGCAGAAGCGCGTTCGAAAAGTTCTTTCTCGATGATGCAGTGTAAAGCGCTACTCGAAGAAGCGACACCTTGGGTGTTGCAGTATTTCGACGAAAACGCAATGCGCTGGGTGGACGTGCCGAGCGTCGAGGAGCCGCACTCGCGCACGTGAATCATTGCGCGCTCTGAAGCGTGTCATCGCGCTGCGACGGCATGAACTGTTCAGGCGGCGGGGGTACACCGTCCAGTAAGTCGGGATGCACGTCGATGTTGCCGCTGTCGGCGCGCGCGTTCGGATCGGTGATCGATGGGTCGCTCAGTACGGAGCCGAGGTTCGGTGTCTCGTTTTCTTCCATCGATTCGCTACCTGTCGCAGGCAACGCACCGCCGAGCGCGGCCTCGCCGTCCATTTCCGCCGGATTCATTTCGAGAATCTTTTCCGTGATGCCGGGGATGTCGTCGTCCGGAACTTCGTCGATCGATGTGGGTGCGTCCAGAATTCCTGCGTAGCGCGAGTGCACGTCGTTGTTCAGTACTTCGGCAACCTGTTCCGGCGTGACCACGCCCTGCTCGATGTACTTGGAATCGGTGTCGGCGTCTTTCGCGCGCGCGTCGGCCTCTTCCAGTGCGGTCAATTCGTGCAGCGGCGCCCACTCCCAGATAATATGTTCGTCGATGCCGCCGAATAGCGACAACTGGATCACCTTGATCGTGTTCATCATGAGTGACATCAGGACGTTCTTCTGATAGCCCTTGACGTAATCATAGAATACGCGAATCTCGCCTTCGCTGGACGCGTTCAGACCGGTCGGCGTGATGCCAAGCAACTTGACGAGCGGAATGTGCGAGACGGCCGACATCTGTTCCTGTGATTGCGCCTGAAGTGCGTCAAGTCCCGACAGTGGTGTGTTGACCTGAAAGAACTCTTCCGTCGCCTTGTCGAGAAACAGAATGTTCCGGTTGTCGCGGTACGCATTGATCAGCGCTGCGCGGTTCGCCATATCGTTGCCTCCGCCGGGCAGCAGCATCTGTTGCAGATCGGTCGAGATACCGCTGATCGAGAACTGTTTGACCGTATCCGATACGCTCTGGCGCGTACGTAGCCAGTTGTCGACATACGGCATGGCGAGCTGCGACATCGATACACCACGGAACGAATATGTCGGCTTGAGCATGTCAGCGACCGGGCGCGAGATGATCGTTTGCAGGCGCGTCGCGTGTGCCTCGAGTCCGATCATCCACCAGGACGACGGCTTGTAGAAATCGGCCGCAGTCGGGTCGATAGAGTTGTAATTGTTCGGCGTGACCCAATACGGTTCAACGACGCGCAGGCCGACGAACGATCCTTGCGGAACGCTGTACGGCTTCATCAGCATCGGCAGGCTGCGATTTTCCTCGTCGCCTTTCAGCTTGAAATAGATATGACCGCCACCGAATGCCTGATCGTGAACCGTCGCCTGACGTACGATCGCGGGCATATCGATGCGCTCCAGTTCCGCCTCGATTGCCTTGACGCGCTCGGCAGCATCGCCGGCGTCAGAACCCGATACGACCTTGCCCCAGCAGCGAATACACTCGTCGGCGAGCGTCTCGTGCATCGTGCGGTACTCGGGCAGCTGCGCGAGTAACGAGAGCGTCGGGAAACCGGGAAAAGACGTGTTCTCGACAAACGTCAGAGCGTTCATCGACGTGCCGTTGAAGTCGAGCGCCATTTGCGCCTGTGCGCGCTCGTGCGACGTGTAATTCTTCACGTCGGTGCGATAGGTCTCGGCGGCGCGGACGGACAGTGCGCGCGGATCGTGCGGCGCGTTCGTGAGCGCACCGACCAACGAAGGTTTCGGCGTCTCGACAATCTCCGTGACGTTTGTCGGTTCTTTTGCTTTCGTCCTGCGAACGTAAGGATTTTTCTGCGACATGATAAACCTGTGGGTATCGTATTCCACCAACGATAGCACAAATCTATGCGCCGGCGGCGCGCAGCACGTCCTTCGTGATGAGTGCCGCGATTGGCGAGCGCAGGCAGAGTTGTTGTAGCGCGATTGACATGCAATCGACCGTGTCATCGTTCTTCACGTCCGGGAACGACGTGATCTCGGCGACCCACGGCGCGATGCCGGGTGAATCCTCTGGGTGCGGGAGCATGACTTCGTTATTGGTCCACACCCACGAGACGGCGTGCGCTCGCGCCTCTTTCGAACCGAGCGGCGGGACGCCGACGATTGACGGGAAATGCTTCTTGAGCATGTCGATCAGCGCGGCGCCGTTCGCGGCCTCTTCGATGTAGATACGCGTCACGCGCGGATGCTTGCGTTTCAGGTCGGCGATCGCCTGCGCGGTCGCCATGAAGGCCAGACGCTCGCGACGGTAGTCGATCAGCCACACGCGATC